CGTTTCGGGGGGCGGGGGGAGGGGGGCTTCGCACCCCCGCGTCCCGTGATGGGCATACACCCCGTTCCGCGAAAATCTCAAAAGCTCAGTCAACCTTTACTTGAGTGAGGCTCTTACCCCCTCGCCAGGGATCGCCAGTGGAGGCACCCACCTTCACACCCTTTGAATTTAGTTGCAAAAAAGGTGGGTGCCGTCCAAACCCGCCTACGAGCTGGTGTTTTTGGCCAATGCACCCACCCTTCCACCTTTTCTTCTTTTTTTCTAAGGGAAAAAAAATATATATAAATATATAAATAAAGGGGGTGTTTTATATGCTCCGCCAGAAACCCAAATTTCGCGAAAAAGGTGGAAGGGTGGGTGCATTGGCGAAATAGCGACGCAATTCCAGTGGCTTAAAGACACCCACCCTTTGTACCACCCTTTGGCCGATCTCAAAGGGTGGGTGCCTTCGACGTAAAACTGCCATTCTGCTTGCATTCACCACCTGGCGCGTCTACAACACCACCTAAACTTGAGAGGACAACGCCGCGTGAGCGATCCGTTCGACAGTATTAGCATCCCCGACTTCGATGCGCCTCTGGCGCCAGTGAGTTCGCGTAAGCCGAAAGCAAAATCGAAACCTGTACAGAAAGCTGTACAGGAGATCGTCGAAGACGCGGACCCATTGCCGCTGCTCAAAGATGCGAAACCTGTCCTGGCGCCGAACCCTCACCAGCCGCGCGACCTGATCGACGACGCCGGTCGGGTGTTCAGCCAACCGAAGGTCGACCTCAGTGAGATTGAGATGATGGCCAGCGTCGGCATGACGACGAAGCAGATCGCCGATGCGCTCAAGCTACCGCCGACCACGTTTGGCAAGCTCGTCAAAAATGACCCCACCGTGCAAGAGGCCATCGACCGTGGTACCTCCCGCGGTATCAAAATGGTCACCGACAGCCTTTTCCAGAACGCGCTCAAGGGAAATGTCGCGGCGCAGATCTTCTTCCTTAAAAACAAGGGCGGGTGGGCCGACAAACAGGAGCTTGACCAGCGGCTGCAAGTCGATACAAAGATGAACTTCGAAGACGCAGTCGAAGCGTTGAAGGCGGCGGGCATAGACCCGTCAAAAATCTAGAAAGAAGCACATGGCAGACAACGACGACGATCTCCCCGACAACGTAGTGGCCTTTCAACTCCGTGCCTCCGGCACCCAGAAGACAACGGACTTGCTGTTGGAAGACTGCATCGGTCGTTTTGACGAGGTTGTGGTGCTGGGCTTCACCGACGAAGGTGAAATGGAGATCAGCAGCAGCCTAAAGGGCGGCGCGGCGGCGGTGTACGAGGCGATAGCCCAGGCGGCGACGCAGATGGCGCTCACACACATCGACATCGTCTACCAAGGCGTCCGCCATTGACCAACACGCACGACGAGAACTTCAAGCCTGACCTCGCGGCCATCGCCGATCAGGAGGTCGTTGCCCGCGCGCAGATCGCGGCGCAGGCGGACGAGGAGAAAGCGGTCGCTCTCGCAGAGGCGATCCGCGTCATCCGCGCCCACAAGAAGAAGAACAAGCTTGAGTTCTTCAACGCCTACAAGTGGCAGATGCAGTTTTACGAGGCCGGCACTCGCTCAAAGCAGCGGGCGCTGATGGCCGCGAACCGCGTCGGCAAGTCCTACAGTGCGGCATACGAGATGGCCTGCCACCTCACTGGCAAATATCCCGACTGGTGGCCAGGCATCAAGTTCCACCGGCCCATCAACGCCTGGGCGATGGGGGTGACCGGCGAGCAGATGCGCGACGTGATCCAGAAAGAGCTATTTGGGACGCTGAACGGGCGGATCTTTGACGGCGGGTTCATTTTGCCCGACGAAGTACGCAGCATCGTTCCAGCCGCAGGCACACCACGCCTGGCGAAGGACGTCTACATCTGGCACCAGAGCGGGGGATACTCCTGCTTGAGCCATAAATCGTACAGCCAAGGCCAAGCGCCGCTGATGGGGTCGTCAATCGACATCGCGTGGATCGACGAAGAGCCAACGGACCCTGAAATCTACCCACAGGTGCTGACTCGTACCGCCACCGGCAACGATGGCAAGGGCGGCTACGTCCTTTTGACGTTCACGCCGGAAAACGGCATGACCGAACTGGTTGGCCAGTTCATGGAGAGCCTAAAAGAGGGGCAGTATCTGCAAAATGTGACGTGGGATGAGGCAGAACACCTCGACGACGACACAAAACGCCAACTTTTGGCGGCAATTCCTGAATATCAGCGGGAAATGCGGTCGAAAGGCATCCCCGTACTGGGTGAGGGCATGGTTTTCCCTGTCGCAGAAGAGGCAATCAAGGTCGACCCGTTCGAAATACCGCAGCACTTTAGGATTTGCTGCGCTATCGACTTCGGCATCAGCCACCCCACAGCAGTGGCGTGGACGGCGTACGACGCAGATCGGGACATCATCTACCTCTACGACTCATATAAGCGCGCTGGAGAGATCCCAGCGGTCCACAGCGCCATGATTCGGTCGAAGGGGCCGGCGATACCGCTGATATACCCACACGATGGCGACAACCGCGACAAAGGCTCCGGCAACACGATGGCAGACCTCTACCGCGAGGCAGGAATGAACGTCGTGGCGCGTTTCACCAACGCAGACGGCTCAAATTTCGTCGAGCCAGGGATCATGGAGATGCTTGAGCGGATGCGGACTGGCCGGCTGAAGGTATTCGCCGATCAGAAGGATTTTTTCGACGAATTTCGTCGGTATCACCGCAAACAAGGCAAAATCGTGAAGGAACATGACGATCTACTTGACGCAGTGCGATATGCAGCCTTGTCAGTGCAGCGTTTTGGCGTTAGTAAGGCGGAACTTAAGATGCCAGAGGTGTATGGACGCCACGGGGTGTCGTTAACCGAGGATTGGGACATTTAATGCCTGAGATCAAAGATACCCCGCTGGAAGAAAGCGAACTGCTGTCTCTTTTGGAGCGCAACCTCGACGCAGCGGACACCTACACCGAAAGTTTGGTTGGCGAACAGCGCGACAAGAGCCACCGCTACTACTACGGCGAGCCACTGGGCAACGAGAAGCCTGGCCGCAGCCAGCACATCTCCCGCGACGTCTTTGACGCGGTCGAGTCCACTAAGGCACTGCTGCTCGACACCTTCACCGCCGACCGGCGCGTGGTCGAGTTCACGCCAGAGACGAATGAAGACATTGAGGCCGCGCGGCAGGCTACGGAGTTCGTCAATTATCTGTTCTACCGTCAGAACAACGGCTTCAAGATCCTGCAAGACACCTTGCACGACGGCCTCGTAAGCAAACTGGGCGTCGTGAAGCGTTGGTGGGACACCCGCTACACCTATGTGCAGGAAGAGTTCGCCGATCTGGACGAAGCGCAGTTCGTGATGATGGCGCAAGACCCAGAGGTCGAAATCACCGTTCTCAACCAGACCCCCATCCAGCCGGAGATGGTTGACCCGATGACAGGCCAGGTCGTTATGCCTGCGATTACAACCTATACTGGTGAACTCAAGCGCCGCATCAATAAGAGCCAAGTCCGCGTTGACAATCTGGAGCCAGAAAAACTCTATATCAGCCCTCGCGCCAAGTCGTTGGAAGACACCGACTTCGTCTCGTACCGCTACGAGAAAGAGATCGGCGAGCTTCTTGAGGACGGCTACGACCCAGAGAAGGTCGAAGAGCTTGACGAAGAACTGGACACTTACCGCGACTCGACACTGGGGCGCGACAGCTACGACGAGTTCTCCGCCGAGACAAGTATGCGGGACGACCACCCGAACCGCAGCTATGTGACGGTCTACGAAAGCTACATCCGTATATACGACCCAGAGGTCGACTCGCGCTGCACTTACAAGGTCGTCCACTCACGTCGCACCTTGCTTGACATGGAGAAGGTCGAAAGCCACCCGTTCCGTGGTTGGTGTCCGTTCCCGATCCCGCACAAAGCCATCGGCCTGTCGCTTGCCGACGTGACAATGGACATCCAAAAGTCGCAGTCGACGCTGAAGCGGTCGGTCATCGATAACGCCTGGCTGACCAACACCAGCCGCTGGGTGGCCAACCTGTCACTGGTCCGCAACCCGCGTGACTTGATCGACAACAAGATTGGCGCCGTGATCGACGTCAACGCGATGGACCCGTCGTCTGTCGTGCAGCCTCTGAACACCCCGCAGATCAGCGCCAACATCTTCACGACGATGGAGTTGCTTGAGCAGGAGAAGGAAGCGCGTTCAGGCTCCAGCCGTATGTCGAAGGGCATGGACAGCGACGTCGTGTCGAAGCAGAACAGCAGCGACCTGATTACGCGGTACATGAACGCCAGCAACCGTCGCACGATGGTTATGGCGCGTAACTTCGCCGAGAGCTTCCTCAAGCCTCTGATGTTTGATCTCTACCGCCTGGCGATTGAGAACGACACCCAGCCACGCATGGTCCAGTTGAGCGGCAAGTATGTGCCAATCGACCCCAAGCAGCTTCGCGAACGCACCGAAATGGATGTCGCCGTGGCGCTGACGCCAGACGCCCGTGCTGCTGAAGCGCGGACGCTGACGATGCTTGACCAGATGTGGACTGCGAACCCGCAGGACCAGACGCTGGGCGGTATGTACCAGACGCAGCAGCGGTTCGCGCTGTTGGCTCGCGCCGTGGATCTCATGGGCCTGAAGGGTGGGGACAAGTACCTCCTGTCGCCGATGTCGCCTGAATACCAGCAGGGTATGCAGCAGAACGCACAACAGGCCGAGCAGCAGAAGCAGATGGCCCAGCAGATCGAATTCAAGAAGCTTGAGTTGGACGAGCGCAAGGTCATCGTCGACGAGCGCAGGGCCGGCGTCGAAGAAGAGAAGCTGGTGCTTGAAGCCGAGAAGATCGGTGTCGAATTGTCGACCAAGGCGCAAGAGATGATCGCCAAGCAGGAGAAGGATTCTGCCGACCTCATCTTGAAGGCCGCAGAGTTCCGCCACGAACAGCAGACTGACATGGCCTACATCGACATCGAGTCGATGAACGCCGCGCAGCAGAACAAGAACGGCAATCGCGGGGACGAGAATGACTGACTTTGAAAAGGCCGTAGAGGCTTTCCAGAAGAAGAAAAACCCCCGCACCCAAGCCGAGGCCAAGCGCGAGGCGTACAAAAAGATGGTCAAGGAGTACACCAAGCTCAAATACGGCTACAACAAGGCAGGCGAGCGCGTAGAGCGCCCGATCACAGAAAAACGCATAGCAATTGCCGAAGCCGCCAAGACGCGCGTCATCCCAGACGCAGCGGAAGGTCTGGCGGACTTTTTTAAGGAACCCGAATAATGGATATCGACTACGGGATTGATGGCGCAGAGCTTTCAGCCGAAAAGGCCAGTGCTTTGCTCAACAACGACGCTTTCAACGACGCCTACGCTTCGCTGCTGGCGGATATCGAACAAAAACTCTTCATGTCGGATCTGGGCGCGCAGGCCGAACGTGAAACCCTATTTCATCTGCACCGCGCCGCGCAGATGTTTGTCAACAATGTCGCATCTCGCATCAATCATTTTCAGTTGAAACAATTGCAAGATTCGATTACACAGGAGACTTGAAGTGACAGAGCAAACCGCAACGGACTCTGCACCGAGTGCTGAAGAGCGTTTGGCTGCGTTGTATACCGCCCCCGATGAGGACACGGCGGACACCGAGGCCGATTTAAAGCCCGAAGACGAAGATGAGGGCGAAGTAGAAGTAGTCGAGGACGAGGGTGAAGCCGACGCCGATGATTCCGAGGAAGCCGAAGACGGCCAAACCGAGGACGAAGAGGACGAAGCCGATTCCGAAGAGGAGTCAGATGATGACGCCGAAGACGACGACAAAGCTGAACAGCTAGTCGAGATCGATGGCGAGCAACTGACGCTTGAAGAGGTGAAACTCGGATACCTCCGCCAGAGCGACTACACCAAGAAGACGCAAGCAGTTGCGGAACAACGTAAGGCTGTCGAAGAAGAGAGCCAGTATTACGCTTCCACACTGAACAGTCTCTTGACCGCCGTGGGTGCTGACGTTCAACGCTTTCAAGGTGTTGATTGGGAGCGCGCAGCGGTGGAAAACCCTGACCAGTACCGCCAGGCCAAGCAGGCGTACGAACACTCTCTCCAGACGTTCAACGGTATCCGTGGACAGGTGGAAGACTTCGTAAAGCGGACCAAAGAGACACAGGAAGCCGCGTTGAAGGCGCAAGCCAAAGAAGCGGTCGCCATATTGAAGGCGAGCATTCCTGGGTGGAATAACGATCTGTACGCTCAGATTGGCGAGTTTGCTCAGAAAGAACTGGGTTTCGCGCCGGAAGAGTTCAACAACATCGCTGACCACCGCGCTATTCGGTCCATCTGGAGTGCCATGCAGTACCACAGGGGTCGCAAGGTTGTGACTGAGAAGAAAGTCAAAGTCGCACCTACCAAAACTTTGTCTGACAAAAGGGCAACGGAGTCTAAGGTCATCCACAACCGTAAACAGATGAACAAGCAGCGTGAGCAGCTTCGGAACTCTGGGAAGATCGACGATGCCGTTTCACTTTTGGCTAATCGCTTAAGGTAAATCAAAATGGCTACAATTTCTGGCGTTGCAAAAACTTATGACTTGGTTGGTAAGCAGGAAGATGTCGAAGACATCATCTATGACATCTCGCCAACCGACACTCCATTCCTTTCGTCCATTGGCACGTCCAAGGCGAAAGCTACTAACCACCAGTGGCAGCAGGACAAGCTGGCCTCACCCGCAGCCAACAAGGCTGTTGAAGGTGCGGCTGCTGGTGCTGCAACCGCTTCTGACACCACGCTGAAGTCTGCAAACACGCAGATCTTTAAGGGTGTTGTTGAAGTCTCCGGTACGGCTCGCGCCATCGGCCTTTACGGTCGTGCGGACGAACTGGCCCGCCTCGTTGCCAAGAAGGGCAAGGAAATCAAGCGCGACATCGAGTTCGCGATGGTGGGTAACGCACAGGCTGGTACTGCTGGCAACGGCACGACTGCCCGTGAACTGACTTCGGCTCAGAACCAGATCGCTGCTGGCACGACCAACACGAACGGTACGAACCGTGCGTTCACTGAAACGATCCTTCTGGACGTTATGCAGAAGGTCTTCACCGCAGGCGGTAACCCGAACCAGCTTCAGGTAACGCCGTCGCACTCGCTGATCGTTGCCGGCTTCGCAGCCGCTTCGGGCCGCACTCGCGACTTCGGTACGCAGAAGAAGGTCGTCAACGCAGTTGACCTGTACGTTTCGCCATTCGGTGAAGTTGCAGTGGTTCCTAACCGCTTCCTCAACGCCAACACTGCCCTGGTTCTCGACACCGAGTACTGGAGCCGTGCAGTTCTCCGCCCAATGGCCACCACGGTCTTGGCGAAGGACGGCGACAGCGAGAAGCGCATGATGCTCACCGAACTGACGCTCGTTTGCGAAAACGACGAAGCTTCGGGCTTGGCGAGCGCGCTGACCGCGTAAGTAATAGGGGGAGAGCGGCAGTTGGGTGTCGCTCTCCTTCTTTCTCTTGAATGAAAGACCCCCGATGTCCGACGAACTTAAAACGACACTTGAGTTTGACCGCAACACGGGGCTTCACACACTGCGGCACACGCAGGATGTGACCTCAATCATCGACGCGAACAAACGCGCACAGGCCGACAGCATCGGCACGAAATTTGGCGACTTTGCAAAGGTCGCGAGCATCCCTTACTCCGTAGTGCTTGAGTGGAAGCAGAAGTACGGCATCAACGCAATGTCTCCTTCACCCGAAGATAAAATTCGCATGGTTGCTTTATTGAACGATCCAGACTATGCATTTCTTCGGACACGCGGAGGTAAGTTGTGAGTATAACCACCTACACCGAACTGAAAACCGCGGTCGCCGACTGGCTGAACCGCGACGACTTGTCTGATGCTCGGTTGGGTGACTTTGTGTCGTTCGCGGAGAACCGCATTTATCACAAGCTGCGTATCCCGACGATGGAGCGTGTCGTTTTGCTCGACACCGACAGCGACGGCATGGCGTACATCCCAGCCGACTTTCTTGAAGCGAAAGACGTGTTCTTCAACGACGCGCCTCTCGACCGCATCTCGCTCACCGACCTGATGTCACGCGGCAGCGCCAGCGGCAAGCCCCAAGCGTTTGCGCGCGAAGGCGGACGGCTGCGTTTTTGGCCTAACCCTGGCGACATAACGGAAACCGAAGACGAACTACGGATGATCTATTTCGCGGAGCCGGATCGGCTATCCGCCACCACCGCAGACAACAGCGTGTTCCTACTGGCGCCTGATCTATACCTCTACGGCGCACTGGTTGCCGCTGGCGTGTACATGACAGTGCCGCCGGAGAAGATCGGGCTGTGGAGCCAAGCGTTCGACGACATCGCGAATCGCTTGATGGATCACGCCCGCCAAGCTGAAGTCTCTGGCTCCACCATGTCGATCCAGAGCGGTTACTGATGGGCAGCGGATTTTTCTCACAGGACAACCCTCCACCACTGGAGCAGGCTGAAGGAGGCACACCGCCAGGCAACGTGGTCGTGCAAGAGCCGACCGGCGTAGACGGCGCAACAGCGTCGTTCTTTGGCCGTGGCCCCTCACCGCAGATACAAGCGTTTGAAGAAGAAGCGAAGCAAGCAGCCGAAGCGGCTGCGGCCAGCGCAGAAGAGGCCGAAGACGCAGCTACCGCCGCGGCAGGGTCCGCACAGAACGCTTTAAACACCGCAAGCGGTATTGAGACATCGGTTGCCAGCGCGAATGCCGCCAAGGATCAGGCGCAGGCCAGCGCCACTCTGGCGGGGCAATCTGCCACAGCGTCGCAGAATAGCGCCGCTAGTGCGGCGACAAGCGCCGGCCAAGCAGCCACCTCCGCCAGCAACGCACAGAATAGTGCCGGCGCTGCGGCGACCAGTTCTACACAGGCCGCTTCGTCGGCTCAGAACGCGGCTACGTCTGCTACCGCGGCTGCGTCAAGCGCGAGCAACATCCAAGCTGCTGCGAACACTGCGACCACAAAAGCAGAAGAAGCCGCAACCAGCGCCACGCAAGCGGCGTCCAGCGCCACGGCTGCTGCTGGCAGCGCGACCAATGCAGCGTCCAGCGTCACGGCGTCGTCCACGAACGCCACTAACGCTGCCGCCAGCGCCACGACGGCCTCCACAGCCGCGACTACCGCGACAACAAAGGCGGGAGAAGCGGCGACATCCGCGACCAACGCAGCGGGCAGCGCAACGGCTGCTGCTACCAGCGCCACGGGTGCTGCGGGCAGCGCGACTACCGCGACGACCAAAGCAAGCGAAGCTGCGTCTAGCGCGACAAGCGCCACTGGCAGCGCCACGACTGCGACGACTAAGGCAAGCGAAGCTGCGGCAAGCGCGACCAGCGCGGCAGGCAGCGCGACTACCGCGACGACCAAGGCCGCTGAAGCCAGCACCAGCGCGGCGAATGCAGCGTCTAGCGCCACGGCATCGTCCACCAACGCCACGAACGCTGGCACCAGCGCCACGAATGCTGCAAACAGTGCTACTGCTGCCGCCGGCAGCGCCACTGCGGCTGCGGGAAGCGCAACCAACGCCAATATCGCATTGGTAGCCGCAGAGGACGCCAGGGACGACGCATACGGCTATCGGGACGACGCGGCTCTTGCAGCGCAAAGCGCAACTGGCAGCGCCACCACAGCAACGACAAAAGCGGCTGAAGCGTCGACCAGTGCGACTAACGCTGCTGGCAGTGCCACCACAGCAACGACAAAAGCAGCAGAAGCATCAACCAGCGCGACGAACGCGGCTGGCAGTGCGACCGCCGCCGGCACAAGCGCCACTAACGCATCAACCAGCGCGACGGCTGCTGCGGGCAGCGCGACGGCTGCTGCGGGCAGCGCAACCAACGCGAACATCGCATTGGCGGCTACTGAGGATGCGAGGGATGACGCATATGGCTATCGGAACGACGCAGCCCTTGCAGCGCAAAGCGCGGCGAGCGCCCGTGATGCCACCTTGGCGGCGTTCGACAGCTTTGATGATCGGTACCTGGGCGTAAAGACCAGCAACCCGTCTGTAGACAACGACGGCAACGCTCTTGCCGCAGGGGCGTTGTACTTCAACAGCACCGCGGGTGAGATGCGCGTCTACACCGGCACGGCATGGGCCGCAGCGTATGTATCAGGCGCGGGCGTCCTGTTGATCTCCAACAACCTGTCCGACCTGGCCAGTGCGTCTACCGCACGGACGAACTTGGGCCTCGGCAACGTCGAGAACAAGTCATCCGCCACTATCCGCGGAGAGATCAGCAGCAGCAACGTCACAACGGCACTGGGCTTTACACCCTACAACGCGACAAACCCTGCTGGGTATATAACCGGCATCACCAGCGGCCAGGTCACCACAGCCCTTGGCTACACGCCCTACAACGCGACGAACCCTGCTGGGTATATAACCGGCATCACGTCGGGCAACGTCACCACAGCCCTCGGCTACACGCCTGTAAACCGCGCTGGCGACACAGTGACGGGACAACTGTCCATCACCGGCATGGGCAACGTCAACGGCGGCAATTTACAGCTTGGTGATAAGGCAGAAGGCACAATAAAGTGGTCTGTTCTTACGGGTGGTCACTTCAATGGCGTTTCACAAGCCAAAGGTGTGATGCTTATTGGCTCTTATTCTTCTTCAACTGCAAACCAAGTTGTCATCGGCGGTAACGTTTGGGAGGCAAACCCTGCTACCCAAATTGTGTTTTATACATCGCCAACAAATACACACGCAACGGGCGGGTTAAGCCGCCTTAGCATTGATGGTAATGGTGCAGTTACGGCATCCGTCGATGTCCGCGCCCCCATCTTCTACGACAGTAACAACACTGCGTACTACGTTGACCCCAACGGCGGCTCTCGCACAGGCGGAATTACGGCAGATAGCCTACAAAGCCTTGGAAACCTTACCGTCAATAGCGGGCTTGTTTACCGCAGCGATTGGACAACCAACTTTCAATCGCCCAGCGACTTTACTGACGGCACATTGGTCACAACTGACATCCCTGCAACAGCGTGGGCTGGCGACAGCTTTGTCATTGAGATCACTGGCAAGAGTTACGACCAAAACAACCCACCATTTAAGGTTGTGGCGCAAGGCTATCTCTACGCAGACACCATCATCAACTACAGCGGCATATCGTATGCAGGAAACTTTGCATCCTACATAAAGGTATTTCAAGACGGCGGTGTTCTGAAGTTCTGGTGGCCGCGGATTAGCTACTGGAACTCGTTTAACGTAAACGTGATGTCGATGGATGGACAGACCAACGGCACAATCACGCGCAATCGTGTGACGGCTATCGGTAACAGCACAGAGCCTACTGGAACCAAGAAGCAGCAGATTAACCTTACACGGACGCTCAAGACGGGTGATGCCGCAGGATCAATCAGCGGGTTCAATAATCCCACGACAGCGCCTACCGCAAACACGATTGTTTATCGTGATGGAATTGGTGACATTGCTGCCCGTGAAATTATACTAAGTTCGGGACTTTCCACAGTTACGCCGACTGTTCTGGTTTCGATGTATCCAACGACGAACCAGATGGTTCGCACAACTCCAGCGGCAGTTGCGGCAGCGATACAGGGCGCAGCTTCGGGGCGGTGGAATGTCGATGTCACTGCTGCCAACGATGTCCGCGCACCTATCTTCTACGACAGCAACAACACTGGGTATTTTATTGACCCAACCGCAAGTCAATCAATCCGCACAGTAGGAGATTGGCGTTCTGATAGCAGCGCGTGGACAGGCGAGTTTAACGGGAAAATCCAATATCACGCTAACAACTGGTATTTCCAAGGTGCGAACGAATGGATTTTTCGTAGGTCAGACGGCCAAAGCGCGATGTGGATACAACAAGGTGGCAATGCAAATTTCCTTGGCCCTATTTCCACAATTAACAACGTATTCCCCCCTAATGGGGCAATTCGACTAACGCCAAATCTGCATTTAAATGCTGGTTCTGGCTCTGCTGTTATCCTTAACTGGGACAACGGAACGACATCAGGCCAAACGCTTCGCATAGGCAACGGCGCTGGTTCTGATGTGTTTAATGTGTATGCCAATGGAGCGACATATGCTCCAATTATGTATGACATTAGCGACAGCGCGTACTACATCGACCCAAACACTACAGGGCTTTCGCTTAGGGTAAACGGCAACATGGAGTGCTACGCCAGAAGCGCAGCATGGGCAGAAGGCTATCGCGTCAGGGTTCCTTCAAGGTCAACTTGGGGCGGCATTCGCTTTACCCGTGATGAAGGCAACGCCAACGGTAACTGGGCCATTGGTTTTACAGGTATCGATAGCACTGATGACCTTACCTTTTGGGGCTGCTTAAATGGCGCTGAAGGTATGCGAGCGAGGCTTACCCAAACTGGCATTTTTTCAGTAGCGGGTGATGTTCGCGCACCAATTTTCTACGACAGTAACAACACTGGGTATTACTTTGATGGCAATGGCGGAACGCGCCAAAGCAAGTTTCTTACCATCAATGGCAATACTGGCGGCAATAACGGCAACGAACTTGTTGTCGGTAATACCGCCGTAACCTATTCAATGACAGACACCAACTTGCGTCCAATTATTCAGGCGCATGGTGCATATCCAGTACTTTCACTGAACCACACAATCACAGCAAACACGCTTCATGGGCCAACAGTGCAATTTACTGCCAACGGCACAGGCAAGCAATTTGTCATTGGGATGAACGGCAATGGAACCCAATTAGATATTGGTAATTCGGCAGCAAGTGATTGGAACCCGCACAACGGCATCGGCGGTTACAACGGCATAACAGGCTGGCGAATGGATGGTGCTGGGAACGTCTATAACCTCATATCGTCGCGCTCACCCATTTATTACGATAATAACGATACTGGCTATTATATAGACCCTACTGGAACCTCACTTACAAACGTAATGAGGGCAGATAAATATCATTCATTGTATATCGGTGGTCAGCCATCCCCACGCTGGGATTGCTCGTTCTACGTCCTTCAATCGCAGCACTGGTATAGCCATAATGGTGTATCGACCATGTATGTCGGTGAGAGCGGTGATTTCGTTTACATTCGCGGCTACACGACAGCAGAAGGTTCATCACGCGCACCAATCTTCTACGACAGCAACAACACTGGTTATTACGTCGATCCCGCTGGCTTCTCAAATATGTCGTCCGCAAATGGTATGTGGATGTGCGGCACAACCAACCCTGCCGATACTATTAACGGCTCGACTTGGTATGGGACAGGCCGGAACAACTTAGACCAAGTGCAGCTTGCGGGTTACTACGGCATAAGGCTCCGCACAGCCGGTGTCGTTATGGACTTGGCCGGTGACTACGCGCAGATAAACGGCTCGTTCCGCGCACCAATCTTCTACGACAGCAACAACACTGGGTATTATTGGAATTTTGCGGATGGTGCTACATCTAATATCTATACCCAGATTGTTGGGTTAGCCTATTTCAAGTCTAACAGGAACACCAGCAGTAACAGCGCCCCGCTACAAGCATTTTCCGATGATGGCGGCGGCGCTACGATGGCGTTCCACCGTGGCGGCTATTACGCAATCAACATGGGGCTTGATAGCGACAACATATTCCGTATTGGCGGTTGGTCTGCTCCGACTAATCTGTTCCAAATGGATACGGCTGGTAACCTGACGATGAATGGCAACGTCACGGCTTACTCAGATGCTCGCCTCAAGAAGGACGTAAAGACGATCACCGGCGCTCTTGATACCGTCGGTAAAATGCGTGGTGTCACATACACCCGAATAGATACAGACAAAGCTGGCGTCGGAGTTATCGCGCAAGAGATGCTTGAGGTGATGCCGCAAGTGGTTCACCAAGGTGTCGGTGATGATGACACCCTTTCGGTGGCATACGGCAATCTCGTCGGCGTGTTAATTGAGGCTATCAAAGAGCTTCGGAATGAAGTAATCACCCTAAAGACCACATTGAATTAGAAGGTTCGAACAATGACACTTGCATACACCTGGGCGCTTAAGAGCCTGAAGAAAGTAGACACCAGCGACTTATCTGGCGTCATCGTGCAGACACAATGGACTTGCACTGGCACCGACGAAGACGGTGACAGCGGCACGTTCAACGGCGCAACGCCTTTTAATCCGCAGGAAGTCGAGCTTGAGGGCTTCATCGCCTACGAAGATCTGACCGAAGCACAGGTTCTGGCCTGGATTCAGGAAGTGGTCGTCGGCTCCTATAAGGACCATGTCGACGCGCAGATCATGAAGCAGATCCAATTGCAGAAGACGCCGGTCGAAGAAGTCCCAGAGGGCCAGTTCCCTTGGTCACCACCAGTTGAAGAAGGAGAGGCTGCATGAATCCCGAACTCGACAAGTACGACGCGGCCACCCAGCCAGCAACTCTGAAGCTTGACGTGACGGTGCAGGAGATCAACGTGATCTTTGCGGCCCTCGCCGAATTGCCTCATCGTGTGGCAGACCCAATCATGCGTAAGCTGTTTGAGCAGACGCAGAAGCCTGCGGCGTAACCCATGCCACTGCCCACCGGAACCATATCCATGAGCCAAGTTAATACCGAACTTGGTAGGTCAAGCACAGCGACTATTTCGCTGGGCGAGACTGCTGTTCGCACATTGGCCGGTGTGGCATCTGGCGCGATTTCGATGGACAACCTTCGCGGCAAGTCGAACGTGGCGTTTACGCCGAATGGCGGCACGTCGGCTGGATCGCCTGTGTATCTGAACGACTTCGGCCTTTTGAGCGCCAGTGTCACCATCTCCTGCACACAGTCCGCGACGTGGACATGGAGCAGGACAGGGGACAGCGCCAACGCCAGTGTTTCCAGCGGCGGTTCCGCCAGCAGCATCACGTTCAGCATCTCGACTACTAACTTCGGCGGTTTCAAATCGGCTGAGTTCACGGTCAGTGCTACCGCAGGAGGTATCACCCGCTACTGGGTTGTCTACATAACCGCAGAGGACTTCTCCTAATGACCGACTACCCAAACACGGACGTTGAACTGGCCCTGTTGCGACAGGACATGGACCAGGTGAAAGAGGACATGAAGGGTCTTCGCCAAGACACCAAGGATCTTCTGGACGCCTGGAAGACGGCGACCAACGTGCTGGCGTTCGTCAAATGGACGGCTGGTCTAGGCACAGCAGTGGCTTTTTTGTGGGCGGCATTCAAGGCAAAGTTGGGGGGCTAACGGAATGTTGACCGACCCCAATTGGTTGAAATATGCTCGCAGCAAGCTTGGCGAACGCGAAATCGCGGGTCCGCGACACAACCCGTGGATCGTGCGCGGCTTGGCCAAGCTGAAGGCTTGGTGGGCGGACGACGAGACGCCTTGGTGCGGCTTCTTCGTGGCGCATTGCATGGAAGAGGCGGGTTTGCCTTTCCCCAAGCACTGGTATCGCGCCAAGGGTTGGACTGACTACGGCTCACGTTTGCGGTCAGATCGCATCGCGCCTGGCGCCATCCTTGTTTTCGACCGCGTAGGCGGTGGCCACGTCGGTTTCTATGTTGGCGAGAGCATTCGCCATTACTACGTCTTGGGCGGCAACCAAGGCAACAAAGTCAGCATCGCCCCTATATCAAAGGATCGGTGCGTCGCGATCCGCTGGCCAAAAGACGAAGCCGTCATAGGCACTATGGTCTACATGACCGGCGGAAAAGTATCTACCAACGAAGCATAGGAGAAAGCAAATGTTTGCAGGACAAAAGACATACATCACCGCTGGCGTCGCTGTTATTGCGGCTGTCGCTGCATACCTGACCGGCGAGGCCGATCTGATGCAGACCGCCAATCTGGTGTTCACGGCTCTAATGGCCGCGTTCATCCGCAACGGCGTCACAGCAGAAACGAAAAACAAGTGATACAGGGCATCAAGCAGTTGCTGCTTCTCTTACAGGCGATCTTTCGCCTGTTTGGGGACAGGCAACTGCTTGAGGCCGGTAAAGCGCAGCAGCGCGACGCGGACGCCAAGGAGGTCATCAAACGTGAAGAAAAAGCTGAACAGGCTGTGGCTATTGATGATCCCGTTCGCACTGAGCGGCTGCGTAGCCGCTTCGACCGCGCCCGCAGTAGTGAGTGATTACTGTCGCATCGCAACGCCGCTCACATACGACTCTGAGCGCGACACGATGCCGACGATAAAAGAGATAGAGGCCCACAACAGCAAGTGGGTGTGTGTTTGTGAAAATGACTGTCCTAATAAAACGGTCGTCAATTAAACGCTTCTGTGGTAACGCAGGCGTGAAAGGGTGTTCAAATGGGTCTTGAAAGCGCGACATTCATCAACGGATTGGTCGAGACGAATCCGACGTCGTCGGATAACGCCAACCAGGGCGACAACCATCTGCGCCTGATCAAGGCTGCTTTGAAGGCGACCTTCCCTAACATCACTGGCGCCGTAACGGCGACACAGGCGACCCTGAACACGCCGTATCTGCCTCTGGCTGGCGGCACTGCAACCGGCCCCATAACGGCGCCAGGTTTCGTAGGCAACGCCTCGACCGCCACGGCGCTCCAGACGGCGCGCACTATCAACGGCGTGTCGTTCAACGGCACGGCCAACATCACCTTCGGCACCGACAACGTGGCCGAAGGGGCGACAAACCTCTATTTCAGCAACGCCCGTGCGAGGGCAGCGATCAGCGCGTCAGGCGATATCGCGTACAACCCGACAACTGGCGTCATCAGCTACAGCGCCGCGGCGGCTCCAGTCACCAGTGTGGCCGGCAGGACTGGCGCGATAACGCTGACCAGCACCGACGTGGCCGAAGGGTCGCGGCTCTACCACACCGACGCCCGCGCCCGCGCTGCGATCAGCGTTACAGGCGCTGGCTCATATAACAGCGCGACCGGCGTCATTACAGTGAACGCGGCTCCTGTCACCACCGTGGCCGGCAGGACCGGCGCAGTAACCCTCGGCATCGTAGACATTTCCGGCCTCCAGTCGGCGCTTGACGGCAAGTTCTCGACCGGCGGCGGCACCATCTCCGGCAACGTGTCCGTGACAGGCACGGTGACTGCCACTGGCGATATCACGGCGTTCTCGGACGAACGCACCAAGATCAACATCGAGACGATCACCGAGGCGCTGTACAAGGTCAAGGCGATGCGTGGCGTCAGCTACATCAGCAAGTTCAACATGGAAGAGCGCATCGGTGTGATCGCCCAAGAGGTCGAGCGCGTCGTGCCAGAGGTCGTCCACACTCACTCCAACGGCCTCAAGAGCGTGGCCTACCAGAACTTGGTCGGCCTGCTGATCGAAGCCATCAAGGCTCTTGAACTGCGTGTCGCGGAGTTGGAGTCCGCCTAATGGTCATGGTTCCTCTGCGGAACATTGGCGCTGGCGGACTTGTTCCTGACCAGCAGCCGTATGACGTCGAACTGACCCAGTTCGCCGCAGGCAATAACGTGCAGATGTTTAACGGTCGTCTGGGCAAGTCTCTGGGCTACGTTGATGTGACCGCGGTGGCCAACGCCCCGACGCACGTTGCGGGCTGGCTTGTGGACGGCAACAACAGCATCGTCATCGGCACAACCAACAACCTCTACCGATACACAGGCTCCAGCGTCACCAACGTCACTGCTGCGGCCTACACCAGTGGCTACGCCAACAGCCCCCGCTGGCAGACCAGCCAGATCGGCCTTGGCTTCCTAGCGAACAACGGCAGCGACAAACCGCAGTACATGGCGCCAAATGGCACAGCGTTTGCTGATCTCGCCAACTGGCCCGCCAATCTACGCACAAACTGCATCCGCCCATTCGTCTCCTTCTTGGTGATGGTCGGCTACACCGATGGCAGCGGCGAAGCGCCATACACCGTCCGGTGGGGCGATGAGTTCGACCCGACAACGGTGCCAAGCAGCTACGACATCACCAGCACGACGAACCTGGCTGGCGAGAACATCCTCGGTGGCCGTCTAGGCAAGCTGGTGGACTGCCTACCGCTGGCCGGCAACAACATCATTTACGCCGAACGTGGCGCGTACTCAATGGCATTCATTGGCGCCCCGCTGGTGTTTGCATTCCGTGAACTGTTCGACGACGGCGGCATCATCAACCGCGGCGCTGTGGCTGTGTTCGACAACCGGCATTTCGTGGTCGGACGCGACGACATCTACATACACGACGGCTCATCGAAACAGCCGGTGGCCACGAAGCGGGTCAAAGACACGTTCTTCAGCAGCGTGGCCGACGCCCGCAGCGTGTTCGTTGTCCACGAACCTTCGACCAACGAGATCTGGGTCGGGTATGCCGACAAGAACGCCGCGAACGCAGAGACGGCCAACAGGGCGATGGTGTGGAACTACGCCAGCGATGCATGGACTTTCCGCGATCTGCCGAACGTCCGGTCGATGTGTATCGGTCCTGCCATCGGTGGTGGCGGCAGCGGCACAGGCGCGACTTGGGATGAACTGAACGTCCAGTGGGATAGCTGGTCGCTGTTGTGGACTGACCTTGGCGCCGACACGCAGGCTCGCAACACACGGCTGTTCTCAGCCAACTACGGTGCATCCAAAATCCAAGCGCACAACGAGACGTTCGGCGCAGCCGCCGTGGCGTACACATCGTTTGTCGAGACGACAAAGATCGACCTCGACGCGGTGCTTCAGCGTCCGACAGAGCGTGTCCTTCAAATCAAGCGCATCCTGCCGCAGATAAAAGGCAATGGCACAGTCACTTTCCAAGTCGGCTCGTCGACCTCGCCACAAGGGCCGGTGACGTGGAAGACGACAAAAGAATACAACATCGAAACTGATTACAAGATCGACACCCGCGTCTCTGGCCGCTATCTCGCGTTAAGGGTCCAATCGTCATCCGTTGCGGGGTATTGGCAATTGGGTGGGTTTGATTTGGATGTGGAAGAGGTGTCGGAGCGGTGAAGTACATACCGTCTACCACGCAGGCCACAGACGTAAACGGTCTTCGCAACTGGACAACGCTGGAACTTAACCGCTTGTCGGCTTCTCTCGGCACTGGCGACACAGCCAGTACCGAAGACTTGGACGCAGAGATCGCCGCGCGTCAAGCAGCAGACACTGCTTTAGCGGCGCAGATCCAAGACCTATACGTCAGCACGGACGGGTCTAACCGGACTTACGCGCAGCCATCCGCGCCGACGTCGCCAAACATTGGCGATTTGTGGTTCGATACAGACAACAACAACATACCGGCCAGGTGGAGCAGCACGGCGTGGGTGCCTGTGGACGACTCGCGTATCACGGCCAACGCGGCAGCAATAGCAGCAGAGATCACAGCTAGGGCAGCAGCCGACAGCACGATTACTGCCAATGTCTCTTCTTTGGCCAATCGCGCCACGGCGCTTGAGTCCACGGTCAACAGCGCCACAGACGGCAACCTTGCGCTGAAGGCGCGCGTCTCCGCTGAAGAGAACGCCCGCGCCAGTGGCGACAGTGCCTTGGCCACACGCGCCACCGCGCTGGAATCTACAGTCAACCACGCGACGACCGGCGTTGCAGCCACAGCGGCGAGATTGACGACTGAAGAAACCGCTCGCGCCAGTGGCGACAGTGCCTTGGCCACACGCGCCACGGCGCTTGAGGCTACGGTCAACAGCGGCACGGACGGCAACACTGCGTTAAAGGCGCGTATTGCCGCGGAGGAGAGCGCACGGGCAAACGGCGACACCGCGATTGCATCGTCGGTTTCGTCCCTGACTGCAACAGTAACCAACAACTTCAACACGTTGGACGCCGCGATAAATGACGAAGAGACTGCCCGCGCCAATGGCGACAGCGCGATTGCATCGTCTGTTTCGTCCCTGACGGCAACGGTTAACGGCAATTACACGGCGCTTCAAGCTAGGATCTCCACCGAAGAGAACGCCCGCGCTAGCGGCGACAGCGCCCTGGCCACACGCGCCACGGCGCTTGAAGCTACGGTCAACTCATCGACTGACGGCAACGCAGCGTTAAAGGCGCGTATTGCCGCAGAGGAAAGCGCCCGCGCCAGCGGCGATACCGCGGTTGCGTCTTCAGTCTCGGCTCTAACCGCGACTGTGACCAACAACAACACGTCCATTAACGCGAGGGTCGCCACAGAGGAAACCGCCCGCGCCAGCGGTGACAACGCTTTGGCCAGTCGCGCTACTGCGCTTGAGGCCGTCGTAAACTCCTCAACTGACGGCAACACCGTGCTGAAGGCGCGTATTGCCACTGAGGAAAGCGCACGGGCTACCAATGACAACGCACTGGCCGGTCGCGCTACCGCGCTTGAGGCCACGGTCAACAACGCCACGACCGGCGTCGCGGCTACTGCGGCCAGGATCGCCACGGAGGAGAGCGCAAGGGCCAGTGGCGATAGCGCCTTGGCGAGCCAGATTACCAGCGTCTCCACAACAGTTAACGGCAACACCGCGTCGATAAACACCCTGCAAAGCTCGGTCAACGGGATATCAGCGCGCTACGGCGTAAGCCTTGACGTCAATGGTTATGTCACCGGCTTCGTCCAGAACAACAACGGCACCTCCGGCAGCTTTGTGGTGTTGGCGAATCGCTTCTCCATTGTCGATCCGAACAACGGGTCACCGTACACCCCGTTTGAGGTGGTCGGAGGAGTGACCTACATTAAGAACGCGGTCATCGGCACGGCAGCAATCACGACGGATCGGATCGCGCCCAACGCGGTATCGAACATCGTTGCAGCCGAAACCGCCCTACAGAACATTCCGTGGTATCCGGTGTACCCCGCAGCCACCGATGGCACCTCCGTTACCATCACGACGGTCGGCGGGCCAGTCCGGTGTGACCTCTATTTCCGCGCGGTGCCGCCCTACAACCCAGAAGGCGCATCGACAATCCCAGAGGGATACTATCGGTTCGTCAGGGTAACCAATGGCGTAATCAACGAAGTCGTTGGTTGGGTCCAGATGGACGGAGGCGTAGTTAACTTCCCGCAGCCGATTGTTTTGGACACGCCGCCCGCCGGAACCCACACCTACAAGTTTCAATGGTCCAGCGTGAAGGGCAACATTCCAGACAGCCAGACGTGGCCAGTGTCGGCGCAGTTCATTATGTGTACGGAGACTCGCCGATGACTTGGTACGTTGTCAGGAATGCCGAGGGTGTTGTGGTGGGGCGCGTCTTTGCGCTTGACGATGACGCCCTGCAAAACAACACCCCAGAAGGATGCACTTCTCACTTGGAAAAGCCTGAGTTTGAGCTTCCGCGCGTCCCAAACTCAACGACAGACAGGAACACAACGACAAGTGGTTGAGCAGAAGCGAAAGTTGTGGCATAGAGGAACGGCAACAATCGTCGGATTGCGCGTTGCCGCGCCCACGCCTGCAAATCTCACAAAAGGTAGGGTAGAAACATGGCGTTAAGTAGTCTTGGTTTTGGATCATCGAAAAGCAACAACGTCTCGTCAGGCGCGACCGCTGGCTATGATCTGCAAGAAAACATCAGCCAGAGCGGCTCGCAGCAGGGATCGAACGCTGCCAGCAGCGGGATTAACATCTCGCAGTCGGGCCAGAACATCTACGGTGGCCAGCAACCCTACATCGACAACATCTACGCCAACGCGGCGAACCTGTACGGCAACTACGGGATGCCCGACCGGCAGGTTGCCGACATCAATCCGATGTTGGCGCAGGGTCTAGGTCAGCAGTACGGCTTCAGCCAAGGCACTGGCAACGACATTTTCCGGCAGCAGTTGATGCAGTCGCTCCAAAACACGGGTGGCTTCAACACTGCGGGTAACACAGCCGCGACAATGGCTGGCGGCAACGTCTACGGCGCACCAATAAACCGTGGCATCGATATGCAGACAGCGGCACAGGCGTCGTACAACCCGTATCTCGACGGTCAGATCGACGCGGCAAGTCGTGACGTCATGCGTAACCTCGGCGAAAACCAGTTGACCGGCAACGCCGCGATGGCAGCAGGCACTGGCAACAGCGGCTCCAGCCGTCGTGCGGTCATGGACGCCATCGCCATGCGTGGTGCCGGCGACCGCGTGGCCGACATCTCTTCCAACTTGCGTGGCCAGGCATACAACACCGGCCTCGGCATCGCCGCCCAGCAGGGCTTGGCGAACCAGAACGCCCAGCTTGGCACTAACACACTCAACGCTGGCCTCATGGGGCAGGGCGCGAACCTCGCTTTCAACATCGGCCAAGCCGGTCAGACAGGCATGAACCAAGCGTACAACACAGGCGTCAACAACGCCCAACTGGCGCAGGACACTGGCAACTATCTGCGTCAATACCAGCAGCAGCTTCTCGACACGCAGTACAGCAACCAGATGAACCCGTACAACTCGCTCCAGATGTACAAGTCGCTCATCGGCGATCCGACCGTCTTATCGTCGAGCAACAGCATTGGTCTGGACAACTCGACCAGCAACAGCTTCGGCAACAGCTTCAACAACAGCTACAGCTACGGCATGGGCGCAAACATGGGGTCGAACTCGGCCACGGGTAACTCCAAGTCGTTTAGCGCGAACGTAGGGTTCTAAACCATGGCCAGTCTGTTCGACAAGATAATGCAGAGCGTCAAGACGGCGCCGTCGCGTCAGAGCTACGGCACGACAGCCGCGCCGCAGGCGATGCCGCAGAACGCCATGTCGATCTTCGACATGATACGGGCGCCGCAGCAGGCGCAGTTCAACGTGCAGGCCGCGCAAGGCACGAAGCCGAAGAACTATCAGCCGACTTCAATCTCCATGACGGGTATCCCCGTGGCGTCAGTGTTTGGTCTGTCAGGTGCATCTGCGGTGCCGCAGGACGTGTTCACTGTGACACCGGCCAGCGGCACGAAGCCGAAGAACTACAAGCCAACGCAGATCAGCATGAACGCACCGTCGCTCGCTGGCCCAGCCGCGATGCAGCAGATGCTGGCAATAATGAACAACAATCGCGGCGCGACGCCTTTCGCGCCTTTCGGTCAGGGGTGACAGATGTCTGTTAATTTCCAACGCAGGAATATCGGCGTATTGGCCGACACACCGACTTTTGAGGACGTCGGGCGCAGTTCGTATACGGACTACGTCGCCGCAGGGGCGCGGGCGCCAACATCTGGCGTGATGCCCGCTGCTGTAAAGCAGGCAGAGGTACAAAAGACGCCCGCACTTGCTGGCCCTCAAACGCCAGAAGCGATGGCGGAGTACGAAGCAGCCCAACTCGCGGCCTTACAGCAAGCCGAAGAGGCGGCTTTACGCCAGCGCAACTCAGTAAAGAACCCACTCAACGTCGTCGGCAACGCGATCAGCGCCGTGGTCGGCACACCGTTCCGGCTTCTTGAGAACGCCATCGGTGGCGGCAACAACGATCTCGCGGCTCCGTTCCGCCCGAACCAGACAGCGCAGGATCGTTACCAATCGAAACTGGCCGATATCAGCACCGCCAAACTCGGCCTCATGCAGACGATGGACGGTATGCGCGCAAACCAAACGCAGGCCATCACGAATATGTTGACCGACCGCTCCAAGGTGTTGGGAGAGGCATACGACCTCGCAGCAAATCTGGCGCAGAACGCAAAAGGCGCGGCGGACCCCATCGGCACATACACCCAAGGTCTGGCTAATTTGCTACAAGACCCAGTGTACGGCCCTGTCCTCAAAAGTGTTGGCGTCGACAAGATGGCTTACACCCCAGATCTTGCACGTTCATTGGCCCGTGGCAAGGATATAAACAGCCGTCTGGATGAACTGAACAAACCGTCTTTCGGATCGATCACCGAGAACGGAACAGGCGTAATTTTCAACCCCGATGGCACCATCCAGCGTTTGGTCCAATACGGGGAGGAGATTACCCCCAATGGCGCCCCGCCGCCCGTATCGCCAAACCCGCCGCCACCCACCGAGTTGCCCACGTTCACTGAGGATGATTGGAACAACGCAGGAGGCACCAGCGGTAACGCTGGTGGCACCTTTCGGTAGGGACTTCGACCCAATGGCCAATCTAGAAAAACTAGGGTTCACACCGACGAGCGGGTTTAGGACACAAGCGCACCAAGACGCTCTTGTGGCGCAGGGCTTGACCACGACACGGACAGGTTCGCACCAAAGCGGCGACGGGTTGGATCTCAGCATCCCGAAAGGGATGACAAAGGCCGAAGCAATTGAGCGGATTAGGCTTGAATATCCTGGCAGTAAAGCTATCCCGTCAAATGGGAACGCTATACACGTCACATTTCCTGGCTGGGGTAACGCCCCCGACGTAAGCAATTCTCGTGGAAGGTATAAGTAACATGGCAGAGCGTAAGGTCATCAACGGGTTCATCGTCGAGCGTCAGCCAAATGGTTCGATAGTGACTATCGGCCCTGCTGCGCCGACGCAAAACGGCCCTGCGGTAACGCGCGTTCCGCTTCCGCCTGCAACTGCGGCGAAGAACGAAGCGGATCTGAGCAACACAGGTTCACAGATCATCAGCCGTGATTTTTCAAACACTAACACCGCGGCGAACACTGGCAAGACCATCCTTGATACAAAAATGACGGGGCTTGAATACGAGGACGCGTTGAGGAACCGCGCCCGTGGTGTCATCGTCGAAGACGCTGCCACGCAGGAAGTGCGGAACCAACTGTTGGCAGTGCGTAACGCACGGCAATACAACAACGAGTACAGCACCGGAACTATTGGTGGTCTGTTAGGCCGCCCTGATCGCCCTGGCGCTGAAGGCAGCGGCATTGCTGGTCTACCGCTCATCGGCGGGGCGCTGTACGCAGGGACCGACCGCGCTGGCCTTGAAGCCGCCCTTGGCACAATCCGCTCCGGCGCCAAATTCAACATGATCCAGACGTTAAAAGAACGTGGTGCGGCGATGGGTTCAGCAGGCACGGGCGTTGGCCAGACCGCGATCCCAGAATTTGAGGCACTTGGCCGTGTCAACTTCAACGTAGAACCTGACGCGCTCGACACCAACCCTCAATTCCTTTCCGGCGAACTCGACAAAGCCGAAGAGACATTGCTGCGCCGCTATGCAGCGGTCACTCTGCCATCCGACCTTTTGGTCGGCGCCACCCGTGAACAGCGGAAGGCTTTGCTTGACGCTTCATATGAGCAGGCGAAGCGTGAATATCTCGGCGGCTTTGCGCCTAGCGGTACAGACCAAGGCGGCGGCAACGGCCCTGCCGGTGGACCGCCGTCGATCACGCCGGAAAACATTTCTCGCCAGCCGCAGACCATCAGCAAGACTGAAACCAGGCTTGTGCCAGACCCTGCAAAGAAAGGTCTGAACAGCACCATCCAGCAGATGATCCGTAACGGATCGTCGGCGTCAGACATCATCGCACTGGCCCAGACGCGCGGCGTCCCGATGTCAGATGCACTGGTGTCGACTGTGCAACGTAACGTCGAAGCCTACCGGCCATACGCCGGTAAGCCGTTGCCGAAGAGCTTGCCAGAGCCACGGGTGAGCGTCGAAGTGCAGCTTGATGAAAACTCATTCCTTGAGCGCGTGGCCGGCAACATGGCCGATACAGGCTACGGCGCGTTGGCCGTAGGCATCGCCAACGGAGTGCTGCTGGGCGGTCTTGACGAGGTTGCCAGTGGTGGCGACCCAGAGCGTATGGCTGAGATCGACGCCTACAAGCGTTACGCCAGCGAAAATTCGCCTTGGCTTTCTACCCTCGGCAACATTACCGGCGGCATCGCTAGCTTTTTGCCCGCAGGACGCGCCATCAACGCAGGAGCGAAAGCGGTACAACTCAGCCCCACGGTAGCCCGTTTGGTGCAAGGTGGCGCGAACGTAGCTCTGGGCGCCACCGGAGGTGCGCTTGAGAATAACGAAGACCGTAAAACTGGCGCCGTGATCGGCGCTGGCGGCGCGGTGTTAGGTGACGTTGCCGGTAACTACATCGGCGGCAAGTTTGCTGGCCGTCTGGCCGAAGAACCAAGCGGCGCGGAGTCGCTCATCGCCGAGAACGTGGTTAACCCTGTCCTGGCCCGTGAGACACTCGACCAAGCCGACAATCTCGGTCTGCCTGCAACACTGGCCGACGCCGACCCTGGCGCTCGTTCACTCGCGTACAACGCCATCACAAACTCCGCCGAAGCAGGCCAGCAGGGGCGTCAGACCCTCCTCGGCAGGGATCGGGCGAGTGGCAGTCGTGCGGTGTTGGCGGTAGACAGCAACCTCGCGGCAGAGACGAACGTCGTCAAGTTGGGTAAGGACATCACCGGCAGGGCGGTGCTTGACGCTGCGCCCCTGAAACAGGCTGCGTTCTCCAAAATGTCGCCTGTGGCTGACCCTGAACTGAACTCGCTGCTGCAACGGCCATCCGCAAAAGCGGGCTTGGCCAACGCGCAGAGGATCGCTAGGGAAGAAGGCCGCGACTGGAAGGCTCTCGGCGTCGACCTCGACGGCGAAGGCAACGTCGTGCTGAAGCAAGGCGCGTCGTGGGAGAGCCTCGACTATATGCGCCGTGGTATCGACTCCTACATCGACACGTTCCGCAACGACGCGGGCAAGTTGGTGTACGACCGTGGCGGCAATCTGCGCGCAGTGCTGAAGACCCGTGGCGAGATGGTCGACCGGATGCGTGGCCTGAACGCCGACTACGGCGGCTATCTCGACACGTTGTCGCCTGCGATGTCGCAAGCTGAACAGTTGACCCTCGGCGGTAAGGCGATCATGTCGCCAAAGACAAACGCCAAAGAGATCGCCGAACACATCAAAGACCTCTCGCCAGAGGATCTGGACTCCTATCGCATCGGCGTGGCCAACAAGATCATCGACCAGATGAAGCGCAAAGGCCGCAACCAAGACCCTTGGGAAATGCTGCGTGGCGACGATATGCAGGAGCGGCTTAAGGTCGTATTCCCTGAAGCCGATGTCAGCAACATCAACACCCGCGCTGACTTCGAAGACCTCATGCGTGAGACGAAGCGGAACTTGATCGACGGGTCGCAGACCGATCCCCGCCGCCTTGTGAGCGACAGTTTCGCAGCCCAAGCCGATCAGCCAGGCGTTCTGGCCCGCGTAACTGAAGGTGGTGCAGCTATGTACACAGGCGGCGTGTCGTTGCTGCCGGCTCTTGTGCGCCAGGGGGCGTTGAGCTTCAAGAACGCGAGCAAGTTATCGGCTGTTCGCAACCAAGAAGCACTGGCCAAGGAGCTTCAGCCTATCCTGCTGGAGACTGACCCGAAGAAGGCGAAAGCAGCACTCGACCGCATCCTCGACAAGGCGGACACGTTCAACAAGGTGAGAGCCACGTCGAAGAACGTGGGCCAGTCGGTAGGCGCTGCGACAGCAACAGGAATTTTAGCCCAGTAACAGAGAAAGCCTTTATGTATGGCGTCCAAGATTCTGTTTTTGGACATCGAAACGAAGCCCGCAGTTGTGGCTTCGTTCGGTATCCGCGATCAACACATAGGTCATAAACAAATACTGAAGGACGGCGGCGTCATCTGCGTCGGAATGAAGTGGCTGGCCGACAAGAAGGCCCAGGTGTACAGCGACTGGGAGCATGGCCACAAGGAGATGCTCCAGATCGTCCACGCGGCGCTTGAGGAGGCGGAAGCCGTGGCCACCTATAATGGCGCGTCATTCGATCTTCCAAAGTTGCAGGGCGAGTTCCTGCTGCACGGCCTACCGCCGGCCCCGCACCTTACCCAGATCGACATCTACAAGTCGGTGCGGAAGCTGGGCTACATTTGCAACAAGCTGGACTATGTCGCCCAGATATTGGGCCTCGGCAGCAAGGTGAAGCACGAAGGCTTAGACCTGTGGCTGAAGGTCATGAACGGCGACGAAGCAGCCCAGCGCCGCATGACGAAATACTGCGCTGGCGATGTTATGCTGACCGAGAAGGTCTACAAGCACGTCAGGGCGTTCATCTCCACCCACCCGCACATGGGGGCCACCAAGCCCTTGGACTGCGGCGCCTGCGGCTCCAGCCGCACCCAGGCACGGGGTTGGCATCGCACTAAGGCTAGCATTCGCCAACGCTATCAGTGCCAAGCGTGTGGTAGTTGGAGCCTTGGGAACGCGCAGCGGGCTTGACCACTGTACCAAATTCGTACCAACCCACTCGTAAGTCATTGAATATGAAGAACATATCTAACATGATGAATGTGACTGAGCGGACCTACATTTTCCTCCACAAATCATCAACTTAGGGGTTGCAACGGACACTTTATCTGGTACAGTGCCACTCATCGTAAGTCGTTGATTTGCGATAGTGCAACACGCCAACACACGTTGGCACTGTACCAAGGAGTGTACCGATGGCCGTTATTCAAAAGCGTGGCGACAGCTACAGAGTCCTAATCCGCAAGAAGGGCCACGCCGCAGTCTCCAAGACGTTCAAGACCAAAGCCCTGGCCGAACGCTGGGCGCGAGACGCCGAATACAAGATTGACGAGGGTAAGTTCGCGGTCGACAAGGCCACCGTGGCCGACACCGTCGAGGAATACCTCAAGCGCATGGCCCAGATCGGCAAGCCGGTCCCGTACAACAAATCGATCATCGTTCGCCGTGCGGCCACTGACCTCGGCGACAAGCGCCTCGACCAACTGACGACCGAAGTGCTGGTCGACTGGGTCAGCGGCAAGCGCGACATCCTGCCCAGCACCCGCCAGCAGTATGTAATTTACTTACGCACCGTCCTGACCACCGCCGAGACGCTGTGGGAAGCACGGCCAGACATGGTGTCCTACGAACGCGCTGTGCGCTTCATGCGGACCCACGGCATCATCGCCGAGTCCAACGTGCGCGACCGGCGGGTCAGTGACGACGAGATCAGCACCATCGTCGATCACTTCACCAACGCCCGCATCCCGTATGAGGACATCCTGCCGTTCCAACTGGCCAGCGCCTTTCGCATCGGCGAGACGTGCCGCCTGCGGTGGGACGACATCCACGAGGCCGACCGGACGATCCTGATCCGCCAGCGGAAACATCCACGCAAGAAGCGTGACGAGATCGCCCCGCTGCTGGGCGTCGCGTGGGACATCGTCCAGCGCCAGCCGCGTACCAGTGAATTCATCTTCCCGTACAAGGCAGATTCGGTCAGCACGGGCGTCACCATTGCCGTCGCGGCGACTGGCATTGAAGACCTTCACCTTCACGACATCCGCCACGAAGCAATCAGCCGCCTGTTCGAACAGGGCTACGGCATCACTGAAGTGCAGCTTTGCTCTGGCCACAAAGACCTGAAGATGCTCCAGCGGTATCTACATCTCCGCCCTGCGGATCTGCACAACGGCCCTGTGGCCATTCGCCGCTACCAAGAGAAGATCGAAGCGGCGGGGAACGTAATCCCTATTACGCGCGCCGCGTGATCTGCTTGAGGCCGTCAGCACGTCGTGAGGCAAAGAACTGCTCCACGACGTGTTTGTCGGCCACCACACGCTTCCCTAGCTTGTAGGTGGGGACGGGGAAACGCTGCTCTGCGATGGCGTTGCGGATAGACCCCAGCGTCAGGCCGAACAGATCGGCCAGTTCCTTCAAACCAATCCAAGGGCGTTCCATCAGGTTTCCTCTGCGGGATTGCGAAGCTGGCGCAGTTCGACACCGCCCAGCGTGTACCGGCCTTTCGGCGTTCTCTTGATCAGCACCTCGACACCACTGCCAGTGCGTGTGCCGTGACGCAGCGCAAGCTCCGGCGGCACGTCCACGATCTCCAGATGCAGCGACTCGCCCTCTGTGGCAAAGACTGCCTGCCAGCGCGCCTCGACCGTGGCAGGGTAGAGGGCAGTCCACTCTCCTTTGGCCAGCGGCTGGGCCATCCTAGCCACGATAGAAAGCTGGGTGCCATGCTTGATGGCGAAGACGTCCACCTTGCTCTCGCCCTGGGGGATCGCGACGTGGTAGCCGGCCAGCAGTAGATACGACATCACGCCGTAGACCGCTGCGTCGCCTCTCAGCGCCACCTCGCGCTTCTGGGCTATCTCCAATGGGCTGGTACCTAGTTGGAGCCACAGCGGGTCCACACCCAGCGTCTTGGCCAGTAGGGCGATCTTGTCAGGGCGGGGCAGGCTCTCACCCACCAGCCACTTTCTGACCGCCTCTTGGGTAACCTTCAACTTCTTGGCGATGTAGACCTGTCGACCACGACCGTGTTCAGGGACGAGGGGACTTTCGTCACACGCCTGATTGAGACGCTTCGCGAATTCCATAAGCAGCCTCACTCCTACACTTCCAGGTATTACGGCGACTTCTAGTTGCATTATATACACTTCCGGCTGTTGCGGCAACTTCTAGTTGTATTGTCTCCTAACATAAATGTGTCTGCAACCTTTTTATATTCTCCAACAAGTCCTGCTGCGTTGCGTCTTTCTGGGTCAAAGTAGAATGGACTGCTTCATCCGCAGTGCCGCTAACCAAAATGTGGTACACTAACACTGGTTTGGTTTGCCCCTGACGGTGAAGTCGGCCATTGAATTGTGCGTAGAGTTCAAGACTCCACGGCAAACCGAACCAAACAATCGTGCGTCCTCCTTGCTGCAAATTCAGCCCGTGTCCTGCACTGGCCGGATGCGCCAGCAGGAGCGGGATCTTTCCTTGATTCCAACGGTCGATCACTTCTGGGTCTTTGCCCAAGAAAGTGGCTTGCGGAAACCGTTCGCGCAATCTCGCGAGGTCGGACTTGAATTGAAAAGCCACAAGGACAGGCTCGTCAGTCTGTTCCAACAGTTCCGCCAAGGCGTCGAGCTTGTCGTCGTGGACGACCTCATACCCGCCTTCTTCCAAATAGACAGCGCCGTTGCACATCTGGAGCAACTTGCCGGTCTGCACCGCCGCGTTGACCGCTGTGATCTCACCCTTTTCTAGAGCGAGTACAAAGTCTTTTTGGAGGTCGGCATATTGCTTACGCCATTTCATCGACGGCAGGACTTGGATCACAGAATCGATACGATCAGGCACATCCAAGTAATCATTGGCCGACATCCTGATAGTCAGGTCTGCGAGAAGCGCGTACAAGGCGTCCCGCTTCTCTGGCTTGACCTCCCACTGGCCCCATTGCGGGTTCCCGACCGAGCGGCAGAACTTCTCAAGGAACATCCCCTTCGTCCGGCCTAGCCGTTCGCCCTTGTCGAGCAAATAGATCTGCGGCCATAGATCGATGAGGTTATTTGCGGCTGGTGTCGCGGTGAGTTCGATTACCCGCTTGATCTTCGGCAGCACTGATCTAAGTGCGCGCCAGCGTTTAGCTTGCGTACTTTTAAATGCGCTAGATTCGTCGATGATGACCGTGTCGTATGGCCAGCGTTTGCCGTACACCTCGACCAGCCACGGCACCAGTTCGCGATTGATGACGCTGATGTTGTAAGGCGGGACGATTGCCCTCTGGCGCGCTGCTGGCGACAGCCCTGAAAGCTGATGTATATACAGGTTCGACAGGAAGTCCCACCGTTTGACCTCGTTCGGCCAGGTGGACAGCGCCACACGCAGAGGCGCGATGATCAGGACACGGCTGGCCGCGCCTTCAGCCAATAGGTCTTTAACCGCCGTCAGGGTTGAGATGGTTTTGCCAAGGCCCATGTCGAGCCACAGGGCGCACGACGGCGTGTCCTTGATGAACTGGACCGCTTGGCGCTGGTAGGGGTGGAGATCATTCCGAGAGAGCATCTATCGCACTTTCTACGCTGTCGCAGACCCAGACTTCGCAGCCGGCGTCTTTCAGTTTGCGGATGGTTTGCGCCTGAAGCGGTGTCGGCTTCTTGCCTGGCGCCTTGAATTCGATGAACACGACGTGACCGGCCTTGATGAAGATCCGGTCAGGCACACCACGCTGTGACGGGCTGACGAACTTGTAGGTCAGCCAGCCGTTGGCCTTGGCCCACTTCACGGCCTTGGCTTCGATGTCACGTTCTAGGATCACTTGCGGTACCTTTCACACTCAAAGCCCTCGACAGCCATCGGTAAGCCGGTGGCCCAGTCGGGCATTTCACACATCAGCCGTTCGAAGTCTTCCAACGAGCCGAATCCAATAGGCGCTTCGGACACCACTTCGTCATGCACTGACATAACCACGGGATAGCCAGCGGCCTCGACGCGCAACATGGCGTCGGCCAACAGGTCGCGGCTCACAGCCTGCGTGACGTTTTCACACAGCTTGCCGCCGTAGGTTGTGAGCTTCGCCCAGCGCCCGCCAAGGCGGCTGTCGGTTCCCCAGAACTCCAGACCGTTGTTGCCGATGACCGGCTTGTAGTAGGCCAGCCTGCGGCCTGACGGCAGCTTGGCGAACAGGAAGTCGCCATGACATTTGAATGTGATCGGCCCAGCCTCAAACGCATGGCCACGGTGAAGCACAGCGTTCTTTGCAGCCGCTTCAAGGTCGTACCAGAACCGTGAGATGTTCCGGTTCGCCTTACGCCACTTCACCTTGATGTCGTCGGCCATCTCGTCGGAGATCTCGACGCGATACGCCGCAGCCATTGTCTGGAACGCGCCGACGCCGCCCTGGTAGCCCAGCGCCAGCACTGCGACTTTGCCGATCTGGCGTTCTTCTTTGTCGGCCTTAGTAATCGTGCGACCATAGATGCTTGTCGCGGCGTGGCAGTAGATGCACTGGCCACTGGCGAACACGTCCAAAGGCGCTTGCTCGCCAGCGAGCCACGCTAAGACGCGGGCTTCGATTGCGTTGAAGTCGGACACCAACAGGCGGTTACCGGCGTCAGGCACGATCATCGACCGCAGGGTCGAGGACAGCGCCACCATAGGGTCGCCGTACAGCATCTCCAGCAGTTCGTGGTCGCGGTGTTTGAAGAGCTTCACGCAATTGTCGGCGTCGTCGAACGCAGGGCGGGGTAGGTTCTGCGGCTGGAAGCCGCGACCGGCCCAGCGGCCTGTCTGAGCGCCGTGGTAAGAGAAGACGCCACGGGCGCGGTTGTCATGGCCCGCCAGGTTCTGCATCGACTGATACTTCGACGTGGACGCCTTGCCCAGTGTCTGGCGCACCTTCAGCACGTCACGCACGACCGGCGGCAGCGCGGGGTCGGCCAGTGCCTCTAGGATCGCGTTCTTGTCGTAGCCGCCCAGCCGGTAGCCCTGATCGCGGCACCACGCCATGACCTGTGCGCGAGAGCCGACACCGGACAGCGCGCCGTCTGTGATCTCGACAACGCTTGCGTTGAGAGCCTCTGCCGTGGCGATGATAAGGTCGAGGGCGTTGGCGACGTTGGTGGTGTCGATGCCGACACCGCGCCAGTTGATTGCTTGGTCGAGCAGCCACACTTTGCGTTCGTGTTCGCCCATAGGCTTGTACTGCTGGACGTATTTCTTGACGGCGCGCTCTGTGACGACGTCCTGCTTGCAGTAATCGTAAAGCTCGTCGAGCAGATGCTGGTCGCGCCGACGCTCGCCACGGTATGGCTTGCACAGGCGCTGGATCAGGTAGCGGCCACGGGTGTCTTTCTGTTCGACCAGATTCAACACCTCGGCGCACTGGCCTAGCGAGCGCGGCAGCGCGAGGGTGGCTGCAAGCGCGGCGGTGTCGTTCCATTGCTTAGGGAAAATGTATGGCATCCCGTTACGGGTTCCCCAGTGTTCCCACACGGCGCGTTCAAAGGCGGCGTTCCACGCCCAGACTTCTGCGCCGTCGAGGATGGCGTCGCTCAATGCCAGTGGGAAAGGGTCATCCGGCAACCACAACTGCGGGCCTTCATCGTCGATGGCCCACGCCATGCAGATGACTTCGGTCGAGGGGTGGGCGGCATAGTTGTAGCCGCCGGCTGTCTTGATGTCGCACTCGCTGTACGTTTCAAAATCGATGCTAATCTGCACTTTGTGACTTTCTGTTAGAGGAAGGGTCGGGGGCGACTTCCAAACTCCCCCGACCCCCTTTGGCTTAATCCAAGAAGCTGTCGTTATCGTCTTCTTCGATTTCGCCAAACACGTCAGCCGTGACCTTCTTGCCACCGAACGCATCGCCGTCCTTGACGAACTGGATGGCGTCGAGCGTCGCGTTCACACGCTTGCCCCACTGGTTGTCCTGCGCCCACAGCGAGATCGCTGCGTTGACATAGCAGCCGGCGTAAGGCTTGCCGTCTTCTTCAGCCAGAGGATTCTTCTTCTGGTCGACGATGACAGGGCGCACCTTGGTCGATGCTGATACGAACATCGAACCGTCGTAGCCGTCGTATTCCTTCTCTTCACCGTCGCCGATGCAGACCTTGAGCGACTTCGGCACGTCCTTGCCCCACTTCTCGGTGGCTACGGCCTTCACGGCTTCCTTGACCTTGGCGATCAGGTCAGCCTGTTCGTCCTTGTCGATGAGGAAGTTGGCGTTGAAGCGTGGCTCCTGACCCTGCGCGAACGCCTTTGGCGTCCAGATTTGTGGGAACGAGAGGCGGACATTCTTGAGTACTAGTGCAGTCATTGACTTTTTCCTTTTTAAAATAGATCGACGGCGCCTGCGCCATAGGCAGGACGTGGATCGGAATCTGGAGCGAGCGAAGGCTTGCCCCGTGGCTTAACGACGAGATCGGCGATCTCGGCGGCTTTCGTCCGCCCAAGCAGCTTCTCTGCCTGAGTGGGTGAAATTACTTTCTTGGTGAAAGGGTCGAAGCCCTTGTCGTAAAGCACCTTGGCGGCGGTGTCTTCATCCACCCACTGCCTGTTGCTGCGGCCTTCGACCAGCTTGTAGCCAGGAACAACACCGCCAGCAGAAAGTACGCTATTAGCGTATTCCTCGACGTCGTTGGCCCACGACTTGATCATCGACAACTGCGGCAGCAACTTGGCGATCTCGTCGATTGACAGAAGCTCTGGCGCGGTAGGCTCCAGCGGTGCTTCAAGGTCGTCGAACTGGCCGACTGCGATCTCGTAGTTGTGCTTGGCCAGCGCCTTACACGTTGCGCGAGCCTTGCAGAAGCGACACGCCTTCTCGCTGGGTTCGAAGTTGTCCGACCCTTCAACGGCCTTGGCCGCAGCGGGGCGCACGACCTTGTCGGCCCAACGCAGCAAGTCCTTTACCGTGATGGTGTACTCGCTGACGTAGTCGAGCCGCGGCATATGGATGTGCAACACGAACGTATCGATGTTGAAGATCTGGCCGTAGGTCTGCCACACGCCAAGCGCATAGAGCATCGCCTGTTCGTTCTGGTATGCGCTGACCTTGACCCCTTGGCCGAACTTCAAGTCGATGACGTGGCACAGGCCATCGCCAACAATGATGGCGTCCGACGTGCCGAAGCCACCAGGCACCCAGTCGGTGAACTCGACGCGCTGCTCTATGAACAGGTTGGTTTGACCGTCATCGCCGTGGATGTTGAGGACGTAGTCGACGTAGTCAGCAACGTGGTCGGCCATTTCCTTGGTGATGACCCATCCCTCAAGCTCGTCGCCTATCATCTCGGTCGGGTGGATTTCCTCACGCAGGCACCACTCGGCCAGTGCGTGAGCCGCCGTGCCTTCACGGCTGAACTCGGTCGACTGGTCAGGCATCCCTGCCTCAAGCTTCACGCTGCCGGCGCAGTACAGCCAGCGGTGCGCTGACGACGGCGAGAGCTTTGCGTGGGCCGGTTCGGCCTCTTCGAACATTTCAATCTGCATTTATTTACCTTTCAACCAAACACAAACGACAGGAACAGCACCAGCCAGAACACACCGCACCACGACAGCGCGGTGACGCAGCCCCGTGCGGCGCGCAGATCGTCGTCTTCCTCGTCACGCATATTCTTTCTCCATAGCGCGCAGCACCTGTTCGGGCGTGAGCTTTACGAGAAAGCCGTTGGCACGACTCCAGTCGCCAGTGGCCTTGGACAGTTCGGCGTCGATGCTCTGGAGCATGGCGCGCATCGCGTTGCGCTCTTCGATGAGCGTCTTGACCAGAGCGTCAGTCATTTCCCAGTTCCTTCTCGGCAGCAAACAGCACGTCCACATAGCTTGTGGGCGGGAGGTCGGAGAGCTTGGAAGCTTTGTAGTCGGCGAGTAGCGCCTTGACGTATGTGGCGCCCTTTGCAGAGGCCAGCTTGGTCAGCGAAGCGCGGACGCATTCAAGCGTGACGACGGTGGCTGGTTCGATCTGGGGGGTGGCCGGTGCGGCCTTAGTGGGGGCAGACAGTTCTTCTATCTGCGTCGCGATCTGGCGTAGCGCCTTCGCGATGTCTTCCAATTGGCTCATTTCAATTTCTCCTGTTGACACTTTGTATCGGCGCTGTAAATGTGCGGCGACAACCCCCAGTTAGCAACTCAACAAAGTATGTCAAGGAGAAAAATGATGATTGAAAGTGAAGAAAACAAAATTCGTAGCGCCGTCGAGCGCGTGGCCAAGATCGCCACCAACGGAAATATGCGTCGGCTGTGTGCGCTGTTGGATGTGTCCACCCAGGCGCTATACAAGTGGATTGCTGATGGCGTTCCTGTGAAGCGCGCCCTTCAGATGTCGATGCTCACCAAGGGTGAAGTGCAGTGGCACGAACTCTGCCCGCACGTTGCAGACGAACTTCGCCAGTCTCTTGAAGCGGCGGCAAAGGCATGAAGACGCTTGACGATTTCCTCGCGATGCAGGAGGAGCTGGCGAAACAGGAGTCGTCCTTCTCGTTCGACCCTGTCAACGCACCGCCGCACTACCGCACTGGCGACATTGAATGTATCGATGCCATCGAATCAGCGTTGACCGCAGAAGAGTTTCGTGGTCATTGCAAAGCGAACGCGCTCAAGTACATCTGGCGTGAGCGCCACAAGGGCCAAGACGAGAGCCTGAAAAAGGCCATCTGGTATCTGGAGCGCGCCGTTAAGGCATAAAAAAATGGACCGCCCCGAAGGACGGCCCAGTTGGAAAGGAAAGTAGAGTTGTCTTATCTTAATTCTCACGGCGCGCAACTGATTTCGTTGGGGTATTCCCCACTGCCGATCAGGGCAGGCCATAAGGCGCCAGCCATCAGCGACTGGCAGAACTGCCACGCTGACGCAGAGAAGCTCGACCAGTGGCTGAGTGATAGCCGCATGGCGAACTGCGGTGTCGGCATCCTGACCGAGAACACGCCGGCCATCGACATCGACTGTCTCGACAAAGACATCAGCTACAAGCTGGTGAAGTGGGTCGAGAACAACCTCGGTAAGGCACCACTGCGGATCGGCAAGAAGCCGAAGGCGTTGATGGTGTTCCGCTGCGACGAGCCGTTCGGCAAGATCCGGTCGAACGAATATGTTGACTTTCTAGGCAACAAGAACGCGGTCGAGGTGCTGGCCAAGGGGCAGCAGTTCGTGGCGTATGCGGTCCACCCTGACACGCAGCAGCCCTACGGCTGGCCGAAGAAGTCTCTGATCGACATACCGCACGACGATCTGCCCACGCTCACCCAGAGCCAGGCGCAGGAGTTCGTGGCCTATTTCGAAAGCATCATCCCCGATGACTGGGAACTGTCCCGTAAGGGCGTGTCGACCACGCACGGCGACGTAGACGATCTGCTGACACTGCGTCCGCGTCTCGGCAAAAGTGTGACCGATTTGCAACAGTGGATGGAAAATCTTGACCCCGACTGTGGCCACGATGAGTGGGTCAAGGTCGGCATGGCCCTGCACCACGAAACCAACGGCGAGCCTGACGGGCTGCGACTGTGGGACGAGTGGTCGGCGCAGAGCGGCAAATATGTCCACGGTGAGTGCGCCAAGCGGTGGCGCTCGTTCGGACGCAACACGTCAGCGCAGCCGGTGACCGCCGCCTACATCGAAGGCAAGGCCAAGAAGGTCGTGCGCGAAGAGAAGAAGAAGGGTCTGGTCGACCAGCTTGTGCAGGACTTGGTGTTCGTTCAGGTGTCGGGCAGCGCCCGTGTCATCCGCGAAGACGATATGCAGGACGGGCTTGAACTGTTCGGCGTCGAGGATCTGACCAAGGAATATGCTAACCAGTGCATACCCGTTGAGGTCGAGAAAAAGAACGGCGACGTCGTGATCGAACAGGTCAACCCCGTGAAGCTCTGGCTGACGCACCCTGAACGGCGCACAGCCCGTGGCCTGGTGTTCTTGCCAGAGGGCCAGAAGATCGGCGCGTACAACCTGTGGCGCGGCTGGTCGTGCGAGCCAGAAGAGGGTGACGTGTCGATGTTCACCGACTGGATGTTCGACATCATCGCCGACCGCAACGAGGCAAATTACAAGTGGATCATGGGCTGGTGCGCGCAGATGGTGCAGGAGCCAATGACCAAGATCGGCGTGGCCACGGTGCTGCGCGGCCTGAAAGGCACCGGCAAGTCGAAGCTGGGCGAACTGCTGGGTGGTCTATGCCCACAGCACCACAAGACCATCAGCCGCCAGGAGCAACTGGTCGGCAACTTCAACCGCCATCTGGAAGACTGCCTGCTCCTGCAAGCAGAAGAGGCGTTCTGGGCCGGCAGCAAGTCCGCAGAGGGCGCGCTGAAGGATCTGGTCACCAACCCACGCATCATGATTGAGCGCAAGGGCGTGGACAGCTACATGGCGCCGAACTTTACCCGCATCCTGTTCACGTCGAACGAAGAGTGGGTCGTGCCAGCCACGGCAGATGAACGCCGCTGGGCCGTGTTCGACATCTCCGACCGGCGCAAGCAGGACTATGACTTCTACGCAGCACTGCAAAGCTGGTACGACCGTGGCGGCAAGAAGCACATCCTGCACCACCTGAAGACGTTCGATCTGGCGACGGTCAACGTCCGCACTGCCCCGCAGACGAAGGCGTTGCAGGATCAGCAGATGCGTGGCGGTGACTGCGTCCAGCGTTGGCTGTTCGACTGCCTGATGGAAGGCGAGATCAGGGACAGTAAGAGCGGTGCGGCAGTTCAATTCGGCGAGGTCGAGGCGAACAAGACCACGATTTACGAGAGCTACCGCAATTCGCAGCAGCGCCATTGGGAGGTCAAGAACCCTAATGGCTTCTGGACGTCGGTCGCGCGCTACAACGAGTTGTTCTACGGCGGCAAGGTTAAATGCGCGGCTGGCGCTCGCTATAAAGTAACTGCGGTTGCATCGCTGAAGGAGGCACGGCAGCTATTTACCAAGCGGCATCAATATCAGGTTGACTGGCCAGATCCTCTCGCTATTGAGGACTGATTGAAACTGGAAAAGGAAAATTCAAAGTGTCAGAGATTCGTTTAACTGAAGAAACGCTGAACCACATGGCCGCGATCAGCCGCATCGCAGGCGAGTACAACATCAGCCTTATGGACTTACTGGGGCCAGGCAAACAGGAGAAGATTGTCGCTGCGCGTGTGGCGTTGTGCCGTGTGCTGCGTAGCGTTCCCCTGTCGATCTCGACCATCGCCAAAGTGATCGGACGTGACCGCGCATCGGTGCGGAATCTATTGGAGCGCACAGACAACCCGACGCCTGCGTATTTTATTAAGCGTGAAGAGCCAATGCCGCGCGATCCATCGACCAACAACTACAAGGCGCACTGCGAACGTGGCTCTAAGGCGCTCGCTGCCGCCATCTTTGCGACTGGCAAGACGCACGGCCCGATGCCAGAGCGGAAGCTCGTTGACGCACTGATCTGGAGCCGTGGCGCCAACGAGAATTTCCACCGCAAGGGGTGGATGGTATGACCCTGCGCCAGTTCCTGTTCGACAATTTCGGCTGGGATATCTACGACTGGGCCGACGATGAGATTAGGTTCTGATCTATAGCGATATGTCGAACGGCTGGCCAAGGAAGTCCAGCATATCTTTACGCCTGCCGGTGATCATGGCCTGGCGCTTGGCCGCAAGGACTTGCAGCATCGTGATCACCAGCTTGGGTGCAGGCACTTCCCCAAGCTCATACGCCTCTAAAGTGCGATAACCGACCCCAAGAGCTACGGCGGCGTTCTTAATAGACAGCCCTGTCGTCTTACGCAGAGCGCGAAGCTCCACGGGGGAGATCAGTTGTTGTCGGGGTTTGCGAATGCTCATGGGGTCGATTTACACACGAAGGGGTGGGTTTGCAACCTGTGCTGTCAATATCCGAGGCGCCATTTTTCCACAAAAGATTTGTGGATTTTTTCCGGTAAAACCAGTTTTGCCTAAAACAAAAACCTAGTTTTGGGTTTTCTATATGGAATAGGCTTTGCCTGGGGTGGATGTACTGCTGACCTATGGCGCAGAGGCGCAGAGGCGCAGAGGCGCAGAGGCGCAGAGGCGCAGAGGCGCAGAGGCGCAGAGGCGCAGAGGCGCAGAGGCGCAGAGGCGCAGAGGCCCTGGCGGGCCTGTCGCTGTCTGTCTATTGGCGCGCATAAGCCTATGCCTGCCTGCCTTGCACCATTTGGGCCATTGCCCTATTGATCGCGTCAATGCGCGACAGGGCAGGATTGCGCGCCTGTATCGCTTGCGCGCCGGTTTCGATTAGATCCGCTAAATGGTAGGCAATGGCGCGCAATTCGCGTTTGCTGCGCCTGCCTTGTCTGTTTTGGGCCATAGTGTCTTTATCCTTTTGCTGTCGCGTAATAGGCCTAAACAGCGCGCCAGGCAGGCAGAGCGCAATTTAGGCATAAGGCGCGCATAGCAAAACGCCCTGCTAGCTATTGGCTAGCAAGGCGCAGGGCAGGGCAGGGCGTTAGGGTTTGCGCTTGGCGCGCAATCGGGCATGGATAATTGCCTCTATTGCCTCTTTTCGCGCCTTTTCCTCTGTTGTGTTGCCCCATGCATGGATTGACAGGGCCAGGCGCGTTGATCGCAATTGCGACATTGGCGCGCGTTCAAACCTGGCGCGTTCGGTCGCGATTAACTGTTGAAATGACATTGGTTAGACTCCTAACTATTGGTTGTAATTAACCGACAACAAAACCGGATTTATCGCGTTTTGCCTTGCCTTTTGCGTACAGCGCGACAATTGCGCCTTTTGGATCTAAATGCCTTATGTCGCTGTCATCACCGTCAACAACAGGCAGGCCCAAAAATGTTTCGTTATTGGCCAGCATTTGATCAACAACAGCGCGCGACCGAAACACAACAGCGATCCGCTCACCATTGGCCACAGCGCGCGAAACAAAAGGCGCATAGGCAGGCGCGCCGGAATAGCTAAACGTCAAATCGTAATTGCTAGGGATATTTTTACGATTAGCAATTTTTGTGTAATCGTAAAATTGCACATCGGGATGCAATTCGAAAATGCTAGGCGCGCCATTTAAAGGCAGCGCGATATTTTCAAATCTAATGTCGCTTGTGCCATTGAGACGCACAACAAGCTTGAAACCGTCTCTGATCGCCTGGCGTTGATAGATCGCTATTTCCCGCGACAGTTGCGCCATAAATTCATTGCGGTATTGGTTGAAATATAGCGTTTTGCGTAGGCGCGACAGCATCACATTAGACATTGCACCGCGACCGGCGGTAAACAGGCAAGGCGCCTTGCATCGGGCAGTCTCTGCCATAGGGCATAGTTGCTGGCCAGATCCATCGGCTGGCATCAGATAAAGAATTGCTGTCTTTATCCCGTATCGCTCACCCTTTACCGTTTTTGCGTTTGTATCCAGGCCCAAAAGCTTTTCGGGCAATCTGGAAAAGAGCGATACGTTTTTGCTATCGCCTAAGATCTGCGCCTGTATCGATAGCGACAGGCCCGATATATCAAATGCCAGGGTGTTTTTCGTTTGCATCAACATTGGTTTGTTTCCTTTTCCGGTTTGTTGTCTGGCGCCTTTATATGCTGGCGCCGGTTAGGTAGTCAACTATTAGTTGTATGGTGGGCCAAATATCCAAGCGTCAAGCGCCAGGGCAGCGCATAGGTAAATAAGGAATAGGGCTGTATGGATTGCTGCTAGTTTCATTGGTTAGTTTCCTTTTGGTTGTTGTCTGCCCTGGCAATAGGCAGGGCAAGCGATAGTGTCAAGCATTAGTTGCATATTATTTATAGAGCGCATTGCAACTAACGATGCGGGATTAGCGGATAGATCCGCCTGCGCTCTGCGCCGTCGCTGTTAAAAACGCGCGACCGTTTCGCTATCGATCAATGGCAATCATTGGCCAGGTGTACCATTTGGTGTACCAAACGCGCTGTAACCCGCAGAAAACCTAGCATCTGCGCCCCATGCCCTATGGTGCGGACGCTGGAAAACGGCGGGAATCCGCCATTGTCGGCAAAGAAGGGGAGGGGGGAGGGGGTCTTCGCATCCCCGCGCCGCGTCATGGGCCTATACGTCGATCCGCGAAAATCTCAAAAGCTCAGTCAACCTTTACTTGAGTGAGGCTCTTACCCCCTCGCCAGGATCGCCAGTGAAGGCACCCACCCTTCCACCCTTTGAATTTAGTTGCAAAAAAGGTGGGTG